ATTAAAACAACATCTAAAAGAAAGAGATGATACAATAATAAAACTTAGAGATGAGTTGTCTATTGCACAACAAAATAAAGCAAACAAAGAATGGGTAGAATTAGATGACTAAAAATTTATGGCAGAAAGAAAGAAAATATTTATTTAATGATCTTGTTAGACAATACAGAGAGGAGGGGTATACACAGAAGGAAGCAAAGAAGTTAGCTAAACAAGAAATAGATGAGGTCATGGAGGATAAAGAAGCTTTTGTACATAACTTATGGAAGGAGTCTTATACTGATGTCTGAATGGGAAGTCTATCTAGAAAAACCAAACAAGAATATTTCTGTTGGTTTGTTTAGTAACAAGAGAGAAGCAAAAGATGAGGTCAAGTATCGTTATGATCTCTGTAAAAACATGAGGGTAAATACTGATCCCCGATATAAAATACGAAAGGTAAACTAATGACTAGAGTATGGTTAGATAGAGGGGAGTGTCCTGATTGTGGCTCAAGTGATGGTAAGGTAGAGCATAGAGAAGGGCATTCATATTGCTTTGTTTGTAATACTAGATTTGGAGAGAGTAAAACTCAAGAGCAGAGGATAGTCAAAATGTCTGAAACAAGTCCGATAGTAAAGACTACTGGTTTATTGTCCGATATTCCAGATAGAAAAATATCTAGAGATACTGCCAAGAAGTATGGTACTCAGATAAAGAAAACAGATAACGTAGTTACTCACCATATCTACCAGTACTACGATAAGGATGGTAATCATGTTGCCAATAAGGTACGTGAGGTACAAGGTAAAAAGTTTTGGTCAGAAGGAAACATAGGTAGTAGCGCATTGTTTGGTCAGAACTTATTCAATCAAGGTGGAAAGTATATTACTGTATGCGAAGGTGAGATAGATGCTATGTCTGCCTATCAAATGTTGGGTAGTAAGTGGCCTGTTGTTTCTATTATGAATGGAGCAGCATCAGCTTTACAGAACTGTAAGAAATCTTTTGAGTACCTTAACAAGTTTGATACTGTAGTACTGTGTTTCGATAACGATGAGCCGGGTAAAGAGTCTGCCAGAAAGGTAGCTCAACTCTTTGAACCCAACAAATGTAAGGTTGTTAATCTAGAACTAAAAGATGCTAATGATTACCTAAAGGTTGGTAAGGCAGAAGCTTTTACACAGGCATGGTGGAATGCTAAAGCCTATACACCAGCAGGTATTGTAAATCTAGCTGATCTTGGTGATAGTTTATTTGAAGAAGACTTTTGCGAAACTTGTCTCTATCCTTGGCCTGATCTAAATGATAAGACCTATGGTATTAGGACAGGAGAGCTTGTCACCTTTACAAGCGGTGCTGGTATGGGTAAGAGCAGTATCATTCGAGAGCTTATGCATCATATTATGATGAGTACCAATGATAGCATAGGTGTTCTTGCAATGGAGGAGAACATAAAGAATACAGCTTTTAATCTTATGTCTGTTGAAGCTAATGCTAGATTGTATATTAAGGAGATACGAGATAAGTTTACACCTCAGCAACTAAGAGAGTGGCGAGATGCTACAGTAGGTACTGGAAGGTTCTATGCCTTTGATCACTTTGGTTCTATATCTAACGATGACATACTTGATAGAGTAAGGTTTATGGCAAAGGCTCTGGATTGTAAGTGGGTATTTCTAGATCACCTATCTATTCTGGTATCAGGACAAGAGGACAATGGTGATGAAAGAAAGTCTATTGATATTCTAATGACCAAGTTAAGATCATTGGTAGAGGAGACAGGTATAGCGTTGCTACTTGTATCCCATCTTAGAAGACCTACTGGAGACAAAGGACATGAGGATGGTAGAGAGGTATCTCTATCTCACCTTAGAGGTTCAGCCAGCATAGCACATCTATCTGATAGTGTTATAGCATTGGAACGTAATCAACAGGCAGGAGATGAAACAGAATCCAATACAACTGTACTTAGAATATTAAAGAATAGATATACTGGAGACACTGGTATTGCCTGTAAGTTATATTATGATAGGCAAACTGGTAGAATGTCTCAACTTGATAATGAGTTTATGGAGAATGAGAATGGGTAGTGCAGAGTATCATAGAAAAAAAGCTAAACAAAGATACTTAGATAAACCTTTTTGGTTTACTATTAGAGATGCAAAGAAAAGAGCAGAGAAATTTAATATAGACTTTAACTTAACAGAAGAGTACGTAAAAAGTATTTATCCTAAAGATGGGAAATGTCCAGCACTAGGAATTAAATTAAAAAAATTAGACGGATCTAATGCACCATCTTTAGATAGAATTACTCCTAAGTTAGGATATGTAGAAGACAATGTTCAATGGGTATCTAAACTAGCTAATCAAATAATGTCTAATGCTACACCAGAGCAGGTCATACAAGTAGGACAATACTTTAAAAAAATAACAGAGGAGTTAGGAGCCATAAATGAAAAAGCCATTTAGCAAATCTTTATATGATGCGTCAGATAGTAAAGCCAAAGAGAATATGATACTATGGTTACTTGAAAAATTTCCTAAGTGTTCTATCAACAGTAAAGAAACTACTTACTTTGATATAACATTGGAAACAGATAATGGAAGTCCAGATCACTTCTATGAGGTTGAGATAAAATATTCCTGGAAAGAAGATTGGCCTGATAATTGGGATGAATTGCGTATACCTTATCGAAAGAAAAGATTACTAGATAAAAGGAAAGAAGAGTATTCAAATAATGATCTTACTTTTGTAGTGTTTAATAATGATTGCACTAAAGCTTGGCACGTAGATGCAAATGTTTTAGAAGACTGTGAAGTAAAAGAAGTATCAAACAGACATGTAAAGGAAGGTGAGTTATTTTTTCATATACCAACCAATCAAGCTTATCAAGTAGACATGACTCATGGTAGCAGCAGTAGTTGATATAGAAACAGATAAGCTAGATGCTACAAAGATACATTGTATTGTAGCAAAAGCTCTTAACTCAGGTAAAGAAAAAGCATGGATAGGAGATGAGTGCAAAGAGTTTGGAAAGTGGTCAGCACAGATTGATCAGTTCATAATGCATAATGGTATTAGTTTTGATGCTCCAATATTAAATCGTTTGGCAGGTTCCAATATAAAATTATCTCAAGTAAGAGATACTTTGATTGAATCACAACTATACAATCCCATCAGAGATGGTGGACATTCACTACAATCATGGGGAGAAAGACTTGGCTACAGCAAAGGAGACTATAATGATTTTACTACGTTCAATAAAGAAATGTTGGAGTATTGCCAAAGGGATACTGAGCTTACTAGGAAGGTGGCTGGTGTCCTCTCAGGAGAGGGTAGCTCGTTCTCAGATAGATCGTATAACCTCGAAAGGAAAGTTCGAGCAATAATAGATCAGCAAGAAAAGAATGGTTTTGCATTTAACATACAGAAAGCCACAGTCTTTTTATCTCAGCTTGAAGATGAACAACATAGACTTGAGGAACAGGCACAAGAAATGTTTGAGCCTACTAAAGTAGAATTAAAAACTAAGACTAAGTACATACCCTTTAACATTGCTTCCCGTAAACAGATAGCAGAACGTCTGATAGAAAAAGGATGGGAGCCGAAGAAGCATACAGAAAAAGGTAGTGTGGTTGTCTCCGAAGAGATATTATCTAAGCTTGATATGCCAGAAGCACAGATGTTTAGTAGATATTTTCTTTTACAGAAACGCACTGGCTTACTCAAAGCCTGGATAAAAGAATGTGAAGATGATAATAGAGTTAGAGGTAGGGTAATGACCTTACGTACTGTCACTGGTAGGATGGCTCACAATAGTCCTAACATGGCACAAGTACCAGCTATTTACAGTCCATATGGTAAGGAGTGCAGAGAGCTATGGACAGTATCTAATCCTGATACTCATGTCCTTATAGGTACGGATGCCAGTGGTTTAGAGTTACGTTGTCTTGCTCACTACATGGAAGATCCTAAGTTTACTACAGAGGTTCTTACAGGTGATGTACATACAGCCAATATGAAAGCTGCTGGACTAACTAATAGAGATCAGGCTAAGACTTTTATCTATGCTTTTCTATATGGTGCAGGGCCAGCCAAGATAGGTACTGTTATAGGTGCTGGTGCTAGAAGGGGCCAGAAGTTAATCACTAACTTTTTAAAAAACATGCCACAGTTAAAAAGACTTAGAGATAATATTACTGAAGCTTCAGCAGTTGGAACAGTTAAAGCTTTAGATGGTAGACAACTACATATTAGATCTAGTCATGCTAGTCTTAACACTCTTCTACAAGGAGCAGGAGCTATCGTATGTAAACAATGGCTTGTTCATATGGATGAACGTATTAGATCTAAAGGCATAGATGCAAAGCTTGTGGCATCTGTTCATGATGAGTATCAATTTGAAGTATCCAAAGAAGATACAGAAGTGTTTGGACAGATAACTAAAGATGCTATCAAAGATACTGAAGTAACTTTAGATATGAAATGTCCATTGGATTGTGAGTATAAGGTAGGAAATACATGGGCAGAAACACATTAATAATATATTATTCATTATTTTAGTTAAATACTTAAAATAATTATTGACATATGATATATATGGTGTATACTATATGGGTAAGATAATTATATAATTTAAATTATATTAGATATTGAAGGAGTTCCAAATGGCAAATCAAAAATTAACTAAAGGCAGCGTACTCTCAGGCGAAGCTTACTATGCTTCTGTACATCGTCCTCGAATTACTGAATACAAACCAGACGGAGAGTATGTTATTAATGTTGTTCTTGATAAAGAAAATAAATCTAAGGCTGAAGAGTTAGGCTTAAGAATAAGAACAGACGATAAGGGAAATATTCCTGGTGAGTTTGTAACATTAACTCAAAGACCATTTTTTGGTGATGATCCTGTTAATATTACTGTTATGGATTCTGAAAAATTACCAGTTGATTCAAACACATTGATAGGAAATGGTTCTAAAGTTAATGTTTTATTTGATACCGTTTCTTATAATACAAACGGTAATAAAGGAATTAATGGTTACTTAAAAACTGTACAAGTAATAGATTTAATTCCTTATAATCCTGACGGATTAGAGGTTGTTCCGGGAGGATTCGTTGCGCCTAAAGAAGAAGTTGTAGACACAGAAGAAGTTGCTTTTGCTTCTTAACCCCTAAGAAAGGAGACTGAGAGGGATACATATTAAAGTTTGTATCCCTCTCTTTTTTTATTCATGAAAAAAATTGATACAATAGTCCAAGATATATATCAAATATTTTCTCTTGATCCTATTGAGATAGATAAAAAACAATTTGATAAATATGTAGATAATTTTGGGGAAAGAATTAAAAAACATTTAAAAGAATTTCTAAATGAAAAGCCAAGAGAAAATAATAATTTAAGATTATCTTCTATTGGTAAACCTGATAGACAGTTATGGTATAACTTTAACTCTAAAAAAGAAATGAAAGATATTAGTCCTAGTACAAGAATAAAATTCTTATATGGATATATTTTAGAGGAATTACTTTTAACTTGTGCTGCTATTTCGGGACATAAAGTTGAGTATGAACAAAAAGAAGTGGAGCTTAGTGGTGTGATAGGTCATCAAGATGCAGTAATAGATGACGTAGTAGTTGATTGTAAGAGTTCTTCTGGTGCTAGTTTCTCAAAGTTTAAAAAACATAATCTATTGAATGATGATCCTTTCGGATACATAGGACAGATATCAGCTTATGCTGAAGCTAACAATAAAGATGAAGCAGCATTCTTAGTAATAGATAAATCTAGTGGTCAAATTTGTTTAGATTCTTATAACTCACTTGAACTAATCAATGCTTCTCACAGGATAGAACATCTTAAAAAGATAGTATCAGATTCTAAAATTCCAGATAGATGTTATGATGCTATACCTGATGGTAAATCAGGCAATATGAAATTAGCAATTGGTTGTATCTATTGTTCACATAACAAAGAATGTTGGCAGGATGCAAACAATGGTCAAGGTATTAGAGTATTTGATTATGCTAGAAGTAAAAGATATTTAGTTAGTGTATACAAAGAACCTGATGTTCCAGAGGTAACAGCTTGGTAATGCATTGGATATGTAAGCAGAAACCTGACCTAAAACAATTTGGTTTTGTCTATAGTATTACTAATATTAAAACTGGTAAAGCTTACATAGGTTGTAAGCAATATTATAATTATAGAAAATACAAAAAGAAAACCAGGAAGACTGAATCTAATTGGAAGTCATATATGGGTTCTAGTAAACATCTTATTGATGATATTAAAAAAATAGGTAAGAAACATTTTAAGTTTGAAATTATTGCAGAGTTTAAAAACAAAAGGAGTTTAAGATATTATGAATGTTATTACCAAATGAAGTATAATGTTTTATCTTCAGTACTAGAAGGAACAGATGAACCAGCCTTCTACAATAATTATGTAGGAGGTAAGTTCTATAGACCTGTTCAAGAGTATAATGAAATTAAATTCTGATGTATCTATTGAATCTTTATACGACTTAACAAGTAAAGATTCAAATAAAAGCTTATATGCTGCAGTTGTTATACAAGCTTTATTAGATGTATCTAAACCTGAATTTGAAAAAGAAAATAATAATATTAAGTTACAACGAGATCAAGCTCATGCATGGTTCTTTACTTCAGTAGGAGTTACTTGTGAAGATTTTGAAACAATATGTTATTATGCTGGACTAGAACCACAAAAAGTTAGATCATTTGCATATAAAGTTATAAATGAAAAGGATGTAGAAAATGTCAGAAGAAAACTTAGCTCACTTATCTACTAAAGAAAATCCTTTAGATACTCAAATTGGTGGTAATCATTATAAAGGATGTGGTATCCAACCAGTAGAATATATTCATGCAAATAATCTAGACTACCTAGAAGGTAACGTAATAAAATATATTACTCGACACCGTACCAAAGGTGAGGGTAAAAAGGATATTGAGAAAGCAATACATTATGCACAGTTAATATTGCAGATGCATTATCCACAAGAAGAAGAGCAACAAGAATTGTTTAATGACTTAATAGGGGAAAGGGGTAGGCATGTTTAAATCAAATAGAAACCCACAGTTTAGATCTAAATTTAGTGAAGATATATTTTATACCAAGTATTCTCATGAAGGTGCAGAGACATTCCATGAACTAGC